CTCTCAATTAAATGCGATTTCTAGTAAAAAGTAAAATTTAAATTTGACGACTAACAACTACGGTACCTTACGGATTTTATTGTTAGTTTATATATGATAGAGCTGTGATTCACCCTAAAAGGGATCGCTACCAATCAGCTTACATTAACCACCCCTAATAGGGTTGGCACGGACGCACGTCAATGCGTTTTTGGACTTGGCGTTCTGCAATTCGCCTAAAATAATTCATCAAAAGGGGAGCTTCCCTAACCTTCGCCGAGGCATTGATATACTTAATTTCAAACATCATACACAACAATGAAACATTAGTTAATAAAGAAAGTTTGTTGTGCAGCAGCCCTACACTGGTAATGTGGACGGGCGACTCGTATAAAATAGTGGTGACGAGTTAACCCACTAAGTTACTTAGGGCCAGTTCCTACCCTAGAGTTGGACAATATGCAATGAGGAAATGTTATAAGCAGATCCCGAAGCATAAGTATCATCCACCTGAAGTGCTAAAGTTGTTCCCAAGACAGCTGTATTCCACAAATACTGTCCCGCACTATTGAGCATATCTGGAGCAAAAGCCGATATAAAGTTTGTCGGTTGAGCTCCAGCTATGGTCGCTGTAATCTGTCCGGTTGCAGAAGTTGCAGAATTATACAGTGCAGCATGGTTTCCCATAGCCACAGCTGAACCTACAGCTACACTAGCGAAGTCAATCAGGTAAGACCCCGCTAAAAGAGTAATGAGACCAGATGATGCAACAACGGCTCCAATACTATTATTAACCAAGACAGGCGCTGTAGCAGACGCAAACTGAGCTACATAGACGGTGGTGGCGGCAGCAGGCTCACCAGCCGGGTTACTTGTTATCAAAAACGAAGACCCAGGCAAACCAGCCGCACCCCCTACAGGGTTTTCAAGGACTGGTACCATCAATCTGCATCGATAACGAACACGTAGTTCTCCAACCACGCTCGTATTCGTGCAACCATAAGTAGAGATATAGAAATTACCTGCATCATACGTTTTGATATCCGTATTTGCCGGTTGCGCACCAGGTCGAACATACTTCGAATCCTGGTTAGCCATTTGTGAACAGTCCAAACGCAAGTTGATCTGTGGAGTACAAGGCATACCATCAATATGCGGCACTGTATCCTCAACCTGTTGCTTAGTAGCTGGAGCACTATCAGAGGCATCATAATCAGCAGATAACATAACCTTACCTGCTTGACCATTAGTTGCAAACTCTGAAACTTCCCGCTTGTAGTAGAACTCAAGCATCTCAAATTTGTATTTCTCATATAATCCGGCAATCTTATAGGCCCATGGAAACGTGCCTTGTTGACCTGGATTAATGGCATACGCAGTAGTGGCGAATCCTACCGAACCATTGACTTCAGCAATGTATTCGTCTTCTTCGATCACCTGGGCTCTACGAGAAGTGCTCTTTGAGCCACTTCCGCTTAATCCCAATCTACCGCTAGACAAGTTGCTTGAGGATAATCCTTTTGCAACTGCACTGCGCCTCAGCCCTTTCTTAATATTGGGTTGACGACGTTTTTGTTGTTTTGATTGTTTTAGTTTAGAAGACATAATTAAGTAAAATGCCGTCAAGGTTACTTGCATTAAAATAGATTTTCAGTCAAGGGCATGAATCTGCATCGACTTCGGGTGGGTAGGGCGTTACGTACGATTACCAAGTGGTGTTCCCATTAATCGTATCCCTTCAAAACCAGACCCTTAGTTTAACATGCGACTCAAGTGTCGTTTGTAACTGTTCTAATATGCCTTTTCACTTAACGTGCACGCCGTGGCATCCGTATACTCCCTGCTTTGTAGGACAATAACTAGGCAGATCAACGTATCACCAAAATTAACAAATCATAGTTAAAATGGCCCCCTGGTAAGGGTTACAGGATGGACTATCCATCGACGCTCAGAGTGTTTAAATCACAGACACACAATGTGCTAGGAGAAGGACAAATGCCCCTAGATTCATTAGTGGTGGGAAGATAACCCACACACCACCTGACCTCAGAATATTCAGAAAAATGGCCGTCAGCATCGAGCTGAGCTTCCCTCATGGAGCCATTTGAAAGGAACGATATTATTTGTCTCATGAGCTATTAACTCACTTATCTGAACTGGTGGCTTTGGTACCACACATAGTCTTTACAAGACCAGGTTTATCATGCATGAACCCTAAAAGGGTGGAGACTTAGCTTTTACAAGTACCTGAATTTCAGGTTCGTTTTTAAACATGCAGTCCATTAGTAGTCCCTATTAAGGGACTACTAGCCTCAAGGGAAAACAATTTCCACACATGAGGACTTAACCACCTGATACGCTAGAGACGGTATAAGAATTACCATAATCTCCGAATATAACCTGAGGGGCACTAGTATCACGATCAAATAACAATCGAAAATACGGATGAGACATCTTGTCACCCAAGTTCATTTCTGATAGCTGATGCTCAAAGACCCGCTGCTTGCGGTAATCCCAATCATACTGTGAATTTAAAGAAGACATAATCTCAGGTGTTGTTTCCAAAACTTGAGTATGCCCCACAGTGATCTCTTTGAGCCAATATTGATTACGCCCCCTAAGCCATCGCGTTTCCGCTTTATGGTCTTTAGTTAGTACTAGGAGCCTATCAACTACCGCTTTCAATGGTGGAATGAAGTTACAAGATTTTTGAAGACCGAGAGCCACACCACGAATGAGGCCCTCTCTTGAAACTCCTACTGGAGGGTTAATAATATAACCCAACTTAGCTAACACCTTCCCGGGCTTGGGTCCAAAACACAAACCAGCATTAGTATAGTACAAACGATTAGAACAGAATTCTATCTCTTCAAATGTTGCGCGATAGATAGCTTCACTATCAAATCCAAGGCCTGCCATTCCCTGTTGCCAGGGAAATTGTACATCTTCTTTATGTACTAGGCAGTTATCATCTCCTTGGAGAAGCATCTTAATTGTAAAACGCGCAGCACTCACGGACTTGTTGGTCCACTTGCAGTACAAATGCAAATGAGACAACCCATTGATTATAGAGTTCATCAACGAGGTATATGGATCACCACTTTTACGTGTGCCATCAACTTTATATTGCCATCCATTAAGAGTATAACCATGAGTAGATATATTAGCTTCCATCAAATCAAGCACCGCTAGTGGAGCCCCAAACTGCTTGCACAGCCAGAGTTCATACTCACACCAAGGGCGCCGAATGGAACAATCAAATTTGCCTAAATCATCCTCAACTTTTAACCAGTCTGGTTCATTTACCACCGCAGCTTGATCAAGAGCGCTTACGCCACTCGTGAAACAAAGAAAGTTCTTCTTACTCCATCGTCGTTTAATCAAACGCTGGAGAGCTGAAATCCAAGGCCCTACTATTACAATAAATTCGGGTTGCGCTCCTTGTATCAATCGGGGCGCTTTCTCCTTGATACCGGCAGGTGACTGGTATAGGTTATTTTCAACCTTGACAAAAGAGGATCGGGTAGTCCAACGGTGCAACAATTCAGGTGTAAGAACTGAATCTTCATCGTAGCCCTCCTCTGTCATGGCTTCATAGGTTTTCTGTAGTATACGTTTAACACTGGGCGATGCGTTAGAATTCGCCAGGTAAACATCGAAAGGATCACTTTTAATATTGTGAATGCGTGGAAAGAGTTGTTTATGATTACTCTTACACCAATCAATGCACTCTTCCAGTGCATCCGTGGGCTCAATAGTTTTGGCCAAAACACGGGCATAAAGGGATTGCTCCTCATTATTCTGATTGGGCGCGAAGGCAAGAGGTGCATACAAACCTGTGTCAAAGGCGTACGCACATTGCTTTCCCCGTACATCCATAGGATGTTTCTTTGCGGGTCCTTTTCGAAGTTTATCTTCCCGAAACTTAATACTACTCTTAGGACGAATAGACTTGGGTTTGGGTAGAGTTGAATTTATCAACGGAAGTGTTCTAATTTCCGGTACATTTATTGGCTCGCTCGTATTAAGTGTCTTTAGGGAATTAAAACCAGACACGAGCCGTGAAACTAAACTAATTAGTTCAACTATAAAGGAGTGCTAGTCCCCTTAGGACCACTCGGATATAATGTACAATGACCAGGACGACTATATGAAATTTCAATCTCTTCAAAAGAATTAAAGTCGCTATGGGCATTTGATACTGCACATGCAGCACTAGACAAGACACATTTGGCCAGAAGATAAGAAGAGACAGTGAGCACTGAAGCCACAACTCCTCCAAATAATAAATACTTCCAGCCCCCCTTAGACAGGGCCCGTCTACTCTTGTCACATGATTTACCGAAGAAACTCCAATAGGAGCCATGTAACAAGCGTGCTGCATTTTGGTGATGATCGAGTCCTGAGATAAAGGCTAAATATGTTGCATACACTGAAGCCATCTCTTGCTGCTCGGAATTGATATTCTTACACTGGTAAAGAAACTGACGGGCCTTAGTTAAGCCTAACGTGAATGTGTCATAATCTCTCTCTTGCCAGGCAAAGAATTCAGATAATTCTCCCACCAAAGTTGCAGGTAGTTCTATTTCATAGGAATCGGAACCCATGAAGTGAACACCGTAATGTGTGGTAATCAATTTACCAGCAAGCAGATTGTGATTCCACTTACCAAAGAACTCAAGCCTATCGACTTTATATTTCTTCATTACACACACATAATTACGTCTCTCTCTATTCCGCAACAACCCCCCGGTTTCTTCTTCATAGCGTATGGGGTCTTGCGAGGGAGCTACCACCGTACTAAGACGCGTCAAATCATCTTCAAAAGGATCTGAACACTCAAACTTAGCTTCAACAGGTTTACCAAGGGGTATAGATCTTGGTCCTGCTGCGGGTCTCTCTCCCTTGGGTGGGTTAATCCCCACCTCAGGTCGTTTCTGATTGGTCTTAACCGGATTTAATTTCCTTTGAGCATACTGCAGTTTAGATTGATGATATGTGCTCTGATCCGCGGCGGTAATGAGAGCTTTGAACAACTCATCACCATCCTTGAAATCAACCACTTGTGGTGGTAAGGTAAAAATAAAATCGTCCAGAACATCAGTGTCAGCTAAAGAACCATCTTCACTGCCACTGTCCGAACAATCCTCCGAACCCAATTCGCTAAAAGGGTTATCAGAAACTGAGTTTTCTTGTGAAATAGGTTTACTCTTAACCTGTGAAACTCGGGTCTTGGTCTGGCCACTAAGATAAACATTCTTGGACATTTGCTCGTCCAGAGTGATTATAGTGGGTTGTAATTTACCAGCCAGCCATTCTGCTCTACGCGTACGTATAATCTCATTAACCTTATCCTGTTCCTCATGAATAGAACCCAAAAGTGCAGCTTGAACTATTTTATCGCTAGCATTCTTATGAGCTTCTATGAGTCTATGCAACTCGGGGAAATCACGGCTCTGTTGAGACTTCACAATCTTCGGCTTTGTATTACTTGCAGGTGCCGAAGTACCTCCCAATGCTTGTTTAGTTTTGTTGCCTTGATTTGAAGGATGATTGGGATCCTTCTTAGCAAATTTGGTTGATTTATTTTTAGTAATAGGAAGACGACTTACATTTTAACTCCAACAGGGCATCTCAGACCTGCGCAAGAGCGATTTTGTAGTGTGGGGGTACGAGTTGGACAACTCGGCACACACATGGGTAAACCCATGCAAATTATCCTCCACCTGAATGTACAAACACATCAGGAGGAGTGGTGGAATACGTTCCCACCTCTAGCGACAATTTTGTAATCACAGCAACCAAACTGTAACCACGGGTTTCATCACGCAAAACACCCATATATAGATAACATTCTACTTCTAGAATCCAGCTTTAGATCTGTGCTGGTGCGTCGGATGTGACCCTTATACGACTAGTTTGCCACTTGCCCAGCCGGTATTCACTTACGTGTCCGATACCCGGGATTAGCCCACCTATCATAAAAGAGACTCCTTAGAACAATCTTCACGCGAACTTACGCATGACTCAAGATGGTGAGGGATTACCCCACGCCGTGATTACATGCTTTCCGGTTTCACTCAGGACCTTCCCAAGCAATTGCCCTAAACTTAGCTCACCTCAAGTAATTCAGTTTGCTATTTCCGCTAAACAATGGATCAACAAAGTAGGCACTGGTGTGCCCATTCATCCATAGTACGCGCCCTATATATCTTGAGGTACAGTACGATTACGGCCCAGTATGACTACATGGATTTGCACCATCATAACTGTCCAACTGTTCGACCTCGGATATTCTCCCCTTTACATGAACTTCAATAATAAAGGATACACACCCAGGCATTACATCAACTGCAAAGTGGGTGATTCTTTGCAATGAGCTCATAATGAAGGTTGATAGGAAAAAGAGAGCAGGCATTCATAATCGATACTCAACCGAAAACAAACCCAACTAAGCGCTTGTCTAATGCATTACTGCACGACTGCCTTACTTAACTCGATAAGAAACGGGCCACACCGACTAAGACCAGATCCCACTTTCTCATTCCCAACAACCCCTCAACACGTACCGTCGGTTGACGTGCAATTCCGGCCGAATATGTAGGTTACCAAACCCACAATCCAAACCATCCAGTCCCTGACTTAGGACATCCTGTACAAGAAAACCCCCCTTAGGTAGTAGGTAAAAGAACACTGAC